CTTGATTGGTACATGAAGATTCCATAAAACTTTTTATAAAATTTTTTTATTTTGAAATTGCTTCAGCGAAACTGCTGGTGAAACTGCCCTGAAACTGCTGGTGAAACTGCTGGGTCTGCTCTATACGCACACACACGCCCACACGCCTGTTTCTATATATAAAGCGTTGATACTCATTTATTTAGAATGAATATAAATTAGCATATTTATCAATCTTTTTTAACATTTTGTTTGGTAATGTGTAAAAGTGTTGTATATTTGCAGTATAATTAGAAACCAAAAAACACAAAAAAATGAAAACACAAAAAACACTATCAACAAAAATTATCGACTTTATTTATGTGGGGGGCTTTTTATCTCTCTTCACTTTTACACTAATACAAATTATAAACGCTTAAAAATTAAAAAAATGACAAAAAACAATTACGCCCCATCTTACGAAGATTTAGAAATTTTAGAAGAATGCTACGACAAAACCAGATTAATGATTTCTTACAATCGCTTAGATATTAGATTGACATTAAACAAGTATGAAAAGGAAAGAGAAAAAGAAATTTTGTATGGATTAAAAAAAGATTTGCAAAAGGTTATTAAATCTTTACATTACAAACACATGGAAAACGAATTTAATAAATAAAAACATTAAAAAAATGACAGATTTTAAAATTACAAACAAAAAGACAAATACTGTTCAATTTATGAACGGAACAGAACTAGCAAATTTTATATTTAGAAACGATAGAAAAAAATATATTATTGAAGATCTAACACAAACAAAAAGAAAAAAGTATGACAATATAATTTTAAATATTGCAGGTGTTGTAATTATGTTGGCGTTATATTTTGGACTTTGTGAGATATTACACGCAATTAATTTAATAAACTAATATAAACTTTAAAAACTTTAAACAATGGACACACACACAGCAAACAACACAAACAACCCTATCAACTACAAAGAAAGCGCAGAAGATAGAGAACACGCAAAAAAAGAATTAATTCTTGACACTTTGCAAACTTTAAGTATTAAATATTTAGACGAGGACGCAACCGACTTTTTAAGCGCTACATTTAAACATGAAATTTTAAATTATGACATTAACGAAATACAAGAAGAGTTGCAAGATAATAGTTTTTTTGATGTTGAAATAATTTACTATCATAAAGCAATGGAATATCTAAGAGAAAAAGATTGCTCTTTGTCTGAGTCTTTAGAATTAGCCGGAGAAATGGGCTTTACTTTTGAGCATTTAAACTCTGAAGCCTTAGCAAGTTTACACGCATCAAGAGAAAGAGAAAACAAATTTTACGAATTTGTAGCGCCAGAACTTGACAAAATAAACAATTAATTTACTAACTATAAAACACTAATAAAATGGCTAACGGAAAATTACCTTTAACAAATTGGTCAGACTTACAACTAACATTTCTTTTTATATTGGCGTTACTCTTTGGAGGGTGCTAATCAACTTAAAACATTAAACAAATGGACACAAAAACTTTAACACAAGCAAACGAACTATTTAAACTTTATCAAATCAATACTTTTATAAAAGATAATAAAATATTTTTAAATCTAGGAAATATTGAGATAGAAATAAGCAAAGAAGAAATAAAAGAACGGGCAAAACAATTTATTAATTTAAAAACATTAAACACATGGAAACAATAAACAAAGAAAGAGCAAAAGAGTTAATAAATAATAGCAACGGCAGGATATTCTCTAGCGTATTTATTAAGAAGAATGGAGAGCATAGGCTAATCAATGCACGTATTAAAGTAACAAAGCATCTAAAGAAAGACGCAAAGCCTCAGCCCTATGATCCTAGTAAATATGATTTATTATGTGTATTTGATATGGTCAACAAAGGTTATAGAATGATTAACTTAAACACTTTGCAAACGCTTATAATAAATAAAAATATATATCATATTGAATAGATAAAGACATATATTAATATATTAAAGCATCTTTTTTAAGGTGCTTTTTTTATGCTCTAAGATAAGCAAACAAAACATTAATATAATAGTATATAAACACTATTAAAAGCCCTTAAATAGCATTAAAATACTTAGTTATTATTTGACTAGGGTTGATTATATTAGATGTTATTTCCTTTGTATGATTGGCAATTTCTTTTTTTATACATAAATTGCAAGAAAAAAAGAGACTTTTTAATAAAAAAACATACATTTTGTGCAGATTCAACGAACTTTAAACGGTTTTTGGTTTGTTTTGGTTCAATTCTTGTAAGTTTTTCTAAAAACTTTAACAAAAAAGGTTTTTTAGTTGGTTTTTTGGGTTCTGGGTTTCATTTCCGTAAACCAAGAGGGGAGGGGCTTTTAGCCACACAAACGTACACAGACCAATCTAAAGTTCAATTTTATAAATACTATGTTTTAGAATAAACATCTATTTGGAGAGTTTGTAACATACTTTGCGATATGAGCAATGATGTTTACTATAAGATGTGACGATTATAAGGTTTTTTAGAGTTATATATATACTCTTATAAGAGGAACGAAGGTAGTGGTTTGAAATTATAGTTTTGCATAATTTCTTTACAATTTACAATAATGTTAAAATATAGTAGTTCAATTTTATATAATAATTAGGAAAAGGGTTTAGATTATTTTTGTATCTTGCCATTTTTAAAGGTAATAATGAAAGAAGAAGGCAAGAAAATAGGTAGTGAGGCTTTGAAGAAAAGGAGTTCTGTAGGTAAAATAGATGAGAATTATAATAAGACTCCAAAGGCATTGCAACCTAAAAATAATGAAGTAAGACAAGTGGCCAAGATGACTAGGAAATCACTTGCCTATGCTTTAGAAGGGCAGCCTGTCAAGATCAAGATGGCATTAGATATATTATTTGATGAAGATCCCAGAGCATATATAGATGCTATAGCAAAACTAATGAACTATGCTATGCCTAAACTACAATCAACGGAAATTAAAAAAGATACTGATACTAAGATTGAGATTAATTTAAATGAAGGGGCAACTCTTGAAGATATTAAAAAACAAATAAGAGGTCTTGAGGATGCAGAAGATATTGATTTTACTGAAATAGATGACGAATAAAAAACTGCTAAAGTTTGCTCTTGAAAAGAAACTTAGTGAGATGAGTTTCTATGAGTTCTTTAAAGCAGCATGGCATGTGGTAGAACCAGCAGTACCCTTATCTACTAATTGGCATCATAAATATATATGCGATACACTCCAAGAAGAATGTGAGAGGATAATAGCACAAAAGCCAAAAACAAAAGATATAATTATTAACGTACCCTTCCGTTCAACAAAGTCTTTAATAGTTACTGTTATGTTTCCAGTATGGGCTTGGATAAAATCACCAAAACTTAGATTCATTACATCATCTTACTCTGCTGCACTATCTATTGAACTAGCAACTAAATCCAGAGATATAATATTTAGCGATTGGTTTAGTAAAAGATGGGGTAGTGTGTTTCACATTAAAAAAGACCAAAACCTAAAAGAGAGATATGAGAATAATCATATTGGAATGAGAAGGGCAACATCTGTTGGGGGTACTGTAACAGGACAAGGTGGAGATTTCCTAATAGTGGATGACCCTCTATCACCTCAAATGGCAAACTCAGCAACAGAAAGAGAGAACGCTAATGAATGGTATAGGACAACATTCTACTCAAGACTTAATCAGGCAGACATTGGAGTTAGAATTATAATTATGCAAAGAGTACACGAAGAAGATTTAAGTGGATTCTTATTAGATAGGGAAACAAGAATAAAATATAAACATATTTGCATACCAGCAACAAATCATGATGGCAATATAAAACCAAAATCACTAGAGAAGTTTTACAATAAAGAAAATGGCTTGTTTTGGGAAGATAGATTTAGCAAAGAAGTATTAGATGACTATAAGAGTGCGTTAGGTACTTATGGCTATGCAGGACAACTACAACAAACACCAACACCGCTAGATAGTGGTATGATTCATAAAGATTGGTTTAAGATAGATAGGTATAGGAAAGATGACGCAACAATAAACTTTGTTATTGACCCTGCATATACTGCAAATCAAAAGAATGACCCCTCAGCACTACTAGCATATACCTACCAAGATAACAAATGGCAGATAGTAGACTGCATTAATGTACATAAAGAGTTTCCTGAACTTGTTAAATTCATTCCTCAATGGGTGCAAAAGAATGGATATACTACCAAAAGCAGAATATATGTAGAACCTAAAGCATCAGGTAAGTCTATTGTTCAAACACTAATTAGGGAAACAGGGCTTAATGTTAAGGAGGATAAGCCACCAACTAAAGATAAGGTAGCAAGAGTTAGTGATATTAGTGCTTCTTTAGAGTCAGGAAGGGTAAGTTTGTTAAATGGAGATTGGAATAGAGAATTTCTTGACCAATTAACTAGATTTCCAGCAGCAAAACATGATGATATGGTAGATTGCTTGGTTATGGCTGTAAATAAGGAGATTTGGGGCGGTGGAGGCAAGGTAGTTTACTTTAATTAAGTTTTTTTCAGTTTGTTTAAAAATTGTGAAAATATTTCATAGTATATTTACTATTTTTGCATAGTTTTGAGTAATTCAAAAAAAATTGTAAGTAAATTGTGAAAAATATGAAAATATCTTACCTTAACGAAGAACATAAAGTAATTGTTGAGAATCTTGAGAGAAAGATCAAGAAAGTAATGTATTTTGCGACAGAAAATGTAAGTGAGGGTAAATATCAGGACTTTTTACACATGTTGACTACAGTTTACATATATTCTAATAATTTTCACGACACTATACTGAAAAAAGAAAAAGATGATGGGGTTGTTTCTGAATTTATTTTTTTAATACCCAATATGACCTTTTATACTGCTATTGGTTTTTTAACTGCATTGAAAGATGGTAAAAATAATTTGGAATTACAATATCACCTAGAAAGTATCGGACACTATTGCGAGTTAGCAACAGGAGAGTTAGCAGATATAATTATAGATGCAAAAGAAAATATCCAATTATTGAAGGATATTGAAGGTGTTAAAATTACTCAAAATTAATATAATATGGTAGAAATTAAAATTCAAGACAAAAGTTATGAAATTCCAACAGAGTGGAAAGACATAACACTTAGATATTGGTGTGGATTGTACGCAATCATTAGCCAGTATAACAAAAGAGATGAAAATGGTGAAATTATTGAGGCAGAACACTCAGAAGTAGAGTTATTAAAGATGAATAGGGATATTTTTATATATCTTACTGGTCTTACTGCTAATGAGATGAATATGCTTGATGTTGATAGTGTAAATGCTGCAGTAGCAACATTCTCACAAACATTAGAAGAATATAAGCCAAAAGGGATAGAGAAATTTGAATTTGAGGGGGATGAGTACTTATTTCCAAAAGAATTTTTAAGAAGGAACACATTTGGAGATTATATTGAGTCAACTCACCTAGAGAGTACAATAGAAATAATGAAACATGGTAGGTTTGATGTATTACCAGAGCAAATGGCAATACTTTGCAGAAAGGCTGGTGAGGAATATGATGATGATGCAATACCTGCCAAAACTGAAAAGTTTAAAGAATTAACAATGGACTACGTTTGGGAGTTCAGTTTTTTTTTGACAATGCAAAGCGTAAAATTAACAAGGACTTTCCAAATGTTTTTGGGCAAAACAGAGGAACAAGTGGAGGAGGCAAAAATAGAGTTTCTACAGTTGGACTCTACAACAAGTTTATAAAACCATACGGATGGCTTAATAGTCTATATATGGTTGCAGAAAAAGGAGTATTTAAAATGAGTGGTGAAAACGAAATAGATAGTGTAAAAAGAACTGACTTATATAAGGTTTTAACTTATTTAAGTTGGAATACTGCTAAAAATGACTATGAAAATGCTGTTCAAGAGAAAATACATAATAAAAATAATATAACATTGTAATAATGGCAATAACAAGATTAACAGATATAATAACAGTATTTGACAGCAAATGGACTTATGGTGATGTGAAGTTTGGTTACGAAGGAGAGGTAAACCAAGAACACGACACTAAATATCCATTAATGCTAGTTGAGCCACCAGAATCAACTATACCAGTAGTATATGATGGTAGAGAGGAATACACATTTGAGGTAAATTTCTATAATTTATACTCTCAAGCAGCACAATCAGTAGTTACACTACAAAAGAGATGGGATAATTTACAAGACTTGGCTAATGAATGGTTAGACTTTGTGTTAAAACATTATCAAGACACTACAGTAGAAGCATACCTAAATGATGAGAGCATTGAAATAGAGAGAGTAAAGGAAGTTGCAAATGACAGATTAGTGCAAGTAAAACTAACTTTCACTATGAGTGCCTTTACTAAATGCTTTAGACCAGTTTCTCACTACCCATCAGACTTTGCTGACTTAAAAGTATGGTTAAAATCAGATAGTGGTGCTACATTTGACATAGCATCTAAGAGGGTAAGTGCTTGGTCTGACCAATCAGGGAATAGTAATAGTGTTGCTCAATCAACAGCAGCAAATCAACCACTAAGATATGGATATGATGGTATTAACGATAAGGCATATCTTAAATTTGATGGCACAAATGATAGTTTTATTTCAAATAATAACTCTCCAATAACAACAGACTTTACAATATTTGAAGTAAGTAAAATAACAAATACAAGTGGAGTGGTTTTTGGTTACACTAATGTTGATTCTAAGATAAAAATGGGATTAAATGCTAGTGACCAATACGCTGTCCACGTAAGTGATGATGCAGGAGTAGAAGCAACAACAAGAACAGGGTCTAATAACAAGGATGATGCTCACATTGCAATATTAAAGAAAACTGGCACAAGAGTTACTTTAGAATATTATGACGCTTCAACATCTCACACCTCAAGTGATATTCAAGGTGCGTTTGATGCTGCAGACACATTTAATGGAAATAAGTTTACTGTAGGATTGCATGGTTCTAATTACATAAACGGAGAAATTAACGAATTAATAATTTTTAATAGATCATTAACTGACGTTGAAATTGCTGATGTTAAAGGGTACTTGAATTTAAAATATAAAATATATTAAGATATGGCAATAGGAATAAACGGAACACCAAGCAGGGGTTTTGCACCTTACGATGTTACCAACTCAAATTTAGCAGGTGCTTTTTTTACTTATAGGAGTAATCTACTTAAAAGTGCAAATGACCAATTAAGATACCAAATTCAATGGTTTAATGGAAATAGTTTAACAGAAGGAGTAGAGCCTTCTAAAAATAACTGGATAGGCACAAGCCTAGATGATCCAAATGGAAGTGGAGATTTAGTAAATGTAATTTTTAAAGTTTATGCTACTACAGATAATAATAATGTATTCCCAGCAAAATGGGATTTATTGGGTAGTATTAAAAAATCAAGAGATGTAGCAAATGTAAATTACGCAGATGAGGAGAATGTAGCAGGTTTACATAGATTTACAGTAGATGTAAGTGAATTAGTAGCAGACGAACTTTCTTATAGTTTATGCCCAATAAATAAAGGCACTTGGCAAAGCAATTTTTATGGAGGTATGAATGGGGGGCTAACAATGCAAGATAACGTTCTTAATAAAAATTTGGCTCTTGGTACTCCAGTAAGCCAGTACAATGTTTCAAAGAACGGAACTTTTAGAAGGCTAAGAGTTGTAGCCAATTATGAGGTTATAAATGGTGCTGGTGAAATTGTTAGTGCTTCTGGTTCAGATTCTTTTCAAACCATAACTGTTATAAATTCAGTAAATCAATTTGGTAAAGATAATTTATATTACAATACAGTTAGTGGAACAGGTAGTTTTCTAATGACTGATTCACCAACTTCTAGCACAAGAAATAGTTTTAAATTCCTATCAAGATGTCATAATACAAGTTCATCTTCAACTATTCCATTCAAAAAACCTATAAGAGTAGATGATCAGGCTGAATTTTTACAATTCTATATGCACGAAGGGGATTCAAACAATATAGGGGGGACAGGTAATAACTCTGTAGGCTCTATTGGCTTAAAAATAGAAACATTTTTATCAGATGGAAGTGCAGAAAACACTTTTTATGTAAGAGAATTTGAAGATAATGCTACACTAACTGGCGGTACGCATTGGAAGGCTAATCAACTAAATATGTTTATTCAAAATATCTCTCCATATTTTATTAATAATACTGCAGCAACAAAAACAACACCTTCTGCAGGTTCATTTCCATATTGGAATACATACTCAAGTGATAAAATAACAGCATCAACTTCTTATTATAGAGTTAGTATTTCTAAGTTTGCAGTAAATAATTTTGCAGAAAGAAGGTGTAGTGAATATAGATACTACAACATAGACAGAGAAGATGAGAAAATACCTTATGGTTTTGTTAGATTTCATTGGTTAAACTCTATGGGTGGTATTGATAGTTATACAGCAAAGAGAGATATAGTTGAAGGATATTCAATAAGTAGAGATATAGTTGAAAGAAAAAGTGGTGACAGAACTTGGTATCAAGATGATTCAGGTGGTACTGGAGGTAGTGGATCAACTCCTGTTCCTGACGCTGCATATATTTCAGACACAATGAGGGGTGGTGATATATATAAAGGAGGTAGAGAGGTCTCTAATATAAACGCAGAAAAAACACAAAGTGTTTACACAGAGCCAATAAATACAAGCGGTGCAGAATGGTTAAAAGAAATAATGTTATCTCCTAATGTTTGGATAGAGATGGATGATAGTGGAACAGCAAGAGGTCATACTATGAATCCATACCTAAGACCATCAGACACAGAATATGTGCCTGTTATAATAACAAATAGTGATATTCAAACTATTAATCAAGAGCAAGGATTGGTTAAGTTTAATATTGAATATACTTTAGCACACAAAATAATAACACAAAGAAACTAATTAATGTCAGTAAAAATTGAAATATTAGACTATAGGTATGATGAGGGCGAAAATTTAGTTAATGTTAATTTGGCATCTAGTGGGCTATCAGCAACAAAGTTTACTGTAAATTCAATTACAAGTGTGAATTGGAACGGAGGCGGTGGGGGTGGTTTTCATTTTCTATCTAACCCTTCTTCATTTGATCTTGTTATAGGTCAAACCTATAATATACATTGTGAGATAACTAATAAAGTTGGAACTGATAATGTGGGTTTTTCTTCATCTAGTGGTGTTGGAACATCAGCAAGACTTGCAGGTAATGGAGTGATAGATCATACTTTCGTTGCAACAGCAACAAGTTTCCCTGATTTATTTGCATACACTAACAATACTGCTACTATATCTCATATTAGAGTAACAAACGCAAATGCTATTGATTGGGAATATAGCGTAATTGGTGAATTAGACGTAACAGACCACTCTGACTTTCCTTTAGCAATGACGTTCCAAATATCAGACATAAAAGATTTAACAGCAACAACTGGAGATTACAGCAAAACATTTAAGATTCCTGCTACTAAGCATAATAATAAGTTATTAAAACACCCTTACATTGCCAACATAAAGAAAACTACAGATATTACTGAAAACAAAAAATGTAGAATTTTAGTAAATAATCTTTTTTCTTTAATTGGCTTAATTAAAGTTACTGGTATAGGAGGATACGGAGAAACACCATCTTATTATGATTGTGTGTTTTTTGGCAACAATCTATCATGGTCTAATGATTTGGATGGCAAGTATTTGAATGAAGTAAACTGGGGCGTTAAAGCAGAAAATTTGACCTATAACAGAGCAAGCATTATGCAAACTTGGTCTGATAGCGATTGTGACTCATCAGATTCTTTAATTGTATATCCAGTAACATCTTATGGTGACTACAATCCAAGTGGTACTGAAAAAACCATACAACTTTTAGACACCGCAAGTAACGCTATTAGTACTGGTAGTACAGGTTATTTTGGTTTTAATGATAGTGGAGATAGTTACGAAACACCACTACCATCACCAGACTGGCGACCTGCAATATTTGTTAAAGACACATTAGAGAGAATTTTTGATGATGTTGGGTATTCAATAAACTCAACTTTTATGAATACAGATTTGTTTAAAAGGTTAGTTTGGTTATTGCCTAACTTTAAATATAACAACGCTGACGAAAGAATATCTTTATTTTCTTATTCTAATAAGTTTAAGGGGGAAGGCTTTATAAATGTTATTTCGCTAGTTGTAACTACAGATGATTATCATTGGAGTTCTTATAGTATAGATTTAAATGATGCTGGTGCTGATTTTGTTTTAGGTACAGCCTATGAAAATAATGGTTGGGATGTTTCAAATGGTATATTTACAGCACAGGAATATGGATATTATTCCATAAGATTAACAAATTTTGGTGTATTTGCTAAACACACAACATATAATGGAGGTGGTAGTGTTATTGATTACGTTAAGTTAGAGTTACAAGTACGAACAGTAGGTCATTCAACTGGTTCTGCGTGGACTACTATAGAGGCTTCTACATCAGGAAGTGCAACCCTATCAGGAAGCAATACTGAAGCAAAATTTATATTCCCATCAATAGATGGTAGCCATTGGTTAAATAAAGGTGATTTGTTAAGATTGAGAATCAAAGTGAAAAGCAAATACGTTGGTTATAGCAATAACGTCGTAGGTCTATATGTTTTTGGTTCTAGCACTCCAACATCAACTACTGCATCTGATTCGGCAAATGCGGAGTATGTTATTGAGGCTGATACTAGAAGGGTAGAATATGGGCAAACTTATGATTTAAAAGATGTGATTAATAAAAATTACAAGCAGGTTGATTTTATTAAGGGTGTTTCTCACGCTTTTAACCTAAAAATGACTACTGATTCAACCACTAGGTCTGTAAGTATTGAGCCTTTTGATGATTTTTACAAGCCTTATTCAAAGGCGTTGGATTGGACTTATAAGTTAGACAGAAATAAGGAAATAAAAGATAAATGGCTTAAAAGCGATTTAAAAAGAAATGTTATTTTTAAGTATAAAACTGATAGTAAAGATAAGAAAGTTGAGGCTAGAGGTGAGCAACATTTTGATGGAATAAAAGACGAATATCCATACCAAAAAACACTACCTAAAACTTTTGAAAAGGGAGAAAGTAAATTTGAAAATCCTTTCTTTGCAGGTACTTATAATGGTATAGATCAAGACACAGTTCAGTTTAGCCCAACAGACACAGCGTATTCTGCTATTTTATGGGAGGAAAATTACTCAACTAACGATAATGGTAGACCAGACAAGGGGTATGATTTTCAACCAAGACTTTTATATTGGAATAAATATTCACCTACAGGTATGCCTAGTCCTTTTTCTAGTTTTGACATGTATAAATTTGCTACAGTTCAAACTTGGGCTAGTGACATAGATTATTTAAATCCAAATGCAGATTCAGGTATTGCTGGTTCTATAATTTCAAATGTATATCCTCAAGCAACATCAGTCAATAGCGATGATGTTTTAAGCCCAGTATTAACCTATGGTAATGTTTGGATACGTAATTTTGATGATGTAGATAGGACATACGCAGGAGCAACAACAGGAGAGGGATTGTATCAGACATACTATAGAACTATGTTTGAGATGTTAAAATCACAACCAAGAGTAAGAAATGTTTATGTAGATTTAAAAATTACTGATATTGTTAATTTAGACTTTAGAAAATTAATATATATAGATGGTGTTTATTGGAGAGTAATTAAAATAGTTGATTATCAGCCAAACAAAAACCAATCAACAAAAGTAGAATTAATTGAATATCCTCAATTAGGTACTTTTGCAGCAACAGCACCTGCTTACAATGGATATACAAATCCGTGGGGTGGTTGGAATCCTGATACTGGTAGTCATACTGGAGAGCCAGATAATGAGTTATAACAATAAAATATGATATGAATATTAGATTATGCCAAAGATAGATAGTAAACAAATAACAACAAGGGGAATAGCACAGCAAAGTGGGCTAGAAGTTTTTTCTAGTGTAACAACTTTTAATGGGCAATATATGAACTGGGGAAATGCTGTAGATTATGGAACTCAACTTGGATCAGACACAGATTATGCTACAACAGCAGCAGACCCTCATGTTGATGCTTTAGTAAACAGTCCTGCGTCTACAATAGGAAGGTGGTATAGATACCATACAAGTGGCGCACCATATACATCTATATCAGCACCCACAAGTGCTTCTGGTGCTTTTATTTTCTATGGTCAAAAAACTGGCGGATTACCATCATATAGTGGTATGTATCAAAAATTAAATTTAATCCCATACAATCAATATCAAGTGTCAATTCAGGGGGCTATTGGTGCTAGTGCTGGTACTTTGTACGTAAACACTTATAAACCTGATGGGGATTCTTATTTATTAACCTCAACATCATCAATAACATATCCTTTAACTAATACATCTACTGCGCTTAGCACAACTACATTTACAGCAGAAACTGCCAATGATATTATTGTGTTGTATTTCACAACAACCTCAACATCTTCTGTGGTTGTTCCAGTAGCAAGTATATCAATAAAAGAAAAACAAGAGTATTTAGTTCCTGTTTATGCTACTGATAAGTATGGAAATGACCATAAAATATTAAGAAAAAATGTAAATAATGTAATACAAGATGCTTAAATTTAAACACACAAATAGGGCTTTAAGAGAGGTGGGTGATATGCTAAGAGTGAAACTTCAAGATGAATTAAAGTTTCAAAAGCATAACGCTACAGGAAGATTGAGTAGAGGGCTGAAATATCAAGTCATCAAGAAAGGTTTAAGTATTTTAAATGTAACCTCATCAGTTGCTTATTGGAAGGCAGTTAATAATCCTAAGTTTGCTAAAGCACCTAATTTTAGAGAAGTTTTAAAGTGGGTACAAGCAAAAGGACTTGCTTTAAGTTCTGCAGAGCCAATCTTTAAAAAATTAAGAGGCTTTTATGGTAAACCATACGTGTATTGGACAGAAGGTAATAATTTAAGAAGAACAAACTTTGCAGGTTATGTAGCAAATAAATTTAGTAAAGAGGTAGCAGGTAAGTTAGCACCATCTATAGGTGTGGATGTGGCTAGTATGATAGCAAAACAAATTAAAAAAAATAATCCAAAAACAAATGTCGTAGAGGCATTTTAATATAAGTATATAATGGCAACAAATACAGAAAAAATAGTAGTACAGGTAGTCGTACAAGGCGAAAAGGATTTACAAAGATTAGAAAAAAGAACTGGCAGTACAACTAAGAGTTTTGGTAGAATGGCGGCAGGTGTTTTGGGTGCTGTTGCTGCATTTAGACAAGTTAGTCAATCTATAAGTTCTGCAATAAAAAGTTTTAGAGATTACGAGTTTCAGATGGCTAAAGTAAAGGCAATTACTGGTGCAAACAGAACTGAGTTTTTAAAATTATCAAAAACTGCACAGGATTTAGGTCGTTCAACATTCTTTACCGCACAGCAAGTTGCTGAACTGCAAACAAATTTTGGTAAATTAGGATTTTCAACTAAAGAAATTTTAAATGCTCAAGAAGCGACATTACAATTAGCAACAGCAACAGATAGTGATTTGGCTAGAGCAGCCATTGTAGCAGGTTCTGCTGTTAGAGGTTTTGGATTAGACGCAAGTGAAACTCAAAGAGTGGTAGATGTAATGGCTGTAGCGTTTACAAGTTCTGCATTAGATATTGAGAAGTTTCAAACATCTATGACTAAAGTTGCACCTATTGCTAAATCAGCAGGATTTTCTATAGAAGATACAACAGCAATTATGTCGCAACTAGCAGATTCTGGTATTGAGGCTTCTATTGCAGGTACATCTTTAAGAAATATTTTACTTAAAATGCAAGACCCTAATTCTGACTTAGTAAAATCTTTTGGTAAAACAATTCACTCTTTAGATGAATTAGTACCAGCATTAACAAAATTTAGCGAAGAAGGTGGTAGTCTTGCAGAGATTATGGAGGTGGTTGATTCAAGACAGGCTGCTGCATTTGAGCAAATGATTACCAGTAGAAAAAGAACTGTTGAATTAAGAGATGCCTTGAAAGATGCTAATGGTGCTGCAGAGGAGATGGCTAGAATTGTTGGAGATACTTTAGAGGGGGCGTTAAAAAGATCTGAATCTGCAACGCAAGGTTTTGCTATAGCCTTTATGGATACATTTGGTAAAACTTTTCAAAATATAGTTGATGGTTTTGCTTCTTTTGTTAATGTATTAACTGATTTTGTAGCAATACCAATTTCTGAAAAACTTGAAGAAGATAGATTGTCAATGAATAATTTATTTAACGCACTTCAAGAAACGAATATATCTCAAGATACAAGAAATAAATTACTTGCTAAACTAAACTTAGAATATGGGGAGTACTTACCTCGTCTAGTTACAGAGAAAACAAGTTTAGAAGATTTAAAAAAGGCTCAGGTTGAGGCAAATGCTGCTATGCTGCAAAGAGTTACTATTCTTGCTGCTGAAGAAAGATTAACCGAGATTAGAAAAAAACAAATTGACAATGAAATTGAGGCTGCTGATTTAATAGTTAAAAAACAAGAACTTGCAAATAAACAATTAGAAACTAATAACATATTATTATCAGAACATAGTAAAAATATCAATGAAGATGTAAAATCTCAACAAGCAAGACTTAGTGTAGAGCAAGGGATTACTGCTGCTATAACCGACAATACAAACGCTATACAAAATAACAAAAATGAATCAGAAGAATTAAATAAAGAGTATGAAACTGCCTCAAAGGTTGCTCTTGAATTGGGTGTTAATGTTGATGAGTTAATGAAATCTTTAGATGTTTCCACAGAAAAAACTAATAAATCAACAGCAGCAACAACAGCAAACACTCAGGCAAAGAAAGATAATAAACAAGCAACTGAATTGCAGGCTGAGGCTGACAGAGATTATTTCCATATAATGAATTTAGTTCTTGATGGCACAATGACTCAGAAGGAAGCAGAAGAAGCATTAAGGCTTGAAAGAATGATGGCTATACAAGATGCTTTAGATGCAATGCCTTTGATTTACTCAGATTTAGAATTAAGAACTAAACTTGAAAAAGAATTAATTGACTTGAAACTCAAGGGTATTTCTGATGAAAAAACAGCAAGACAAGAACAAATAGATGGTGTTGCTCAATTAGGCGACCAACTTATAAACTTAGCAGGTGAAGATGAAAAAATGCAAGGAATTAAAAAGGCAGGTATTGCACTTTCTTCTGCTGCTGCAATAGCAAATAACATTCAAGCATTATCAGAGATGACACTTGGGGTTACATCACAAGCAAAACTTCCTTTTCCTGCTAATATAATAGGAATGGTTACTACTTTAAGTACAGTTGTATCTTTACTTGCTAATATTAAAGCAATGAAAGGTGCTTTTGGAGATGGAGGGATTGTAGAAACTTTTGCAAATGGTGGTATGGTGCATGGTAAATCACACGCACAGGGTGGTGAGAAGTTTGCAGTAGGAGGTAGAGTAGTTGAGTTAGAAGGTGGTGAGGCTGTTATTAATAAAAGAAGTACAGCAATGTTTAGTAGACAATTATCAGCAATGAACGCTGCAGGAGGTGGTGTTAAGTTTGCAGATGGTGGATTGCTTAATATGCCTTCATTCTCTCAACAGCAATTTAACGCACTTGGACAGAGTCAGATGATGGGTGCAATGGGAAGTTCAGGTAAGGTTGTAGTTGTTGAGTCAGACATTACCGACAGTCAAAACACAGTAAATGTAATTCAATCTGAGGCTACTATATAATGAAAAGAAAAGAAGATATTTTAATATCAGCAATTTACATGGCTATATTAATAATAGTATTAACCATTGGGATATTAACAAATGTTCGTTGATAAAAAAACAAAATTAGAGAGGTTAAGTATATGTAAAAGTTGTAGTTTTTACCGAAACTTTATGTTACTTAAAAGACCAAAGATAGCAAGAGGTGCAAGATGTGCTGATTGTAAGTGCTTCCTAGATGCAAAGACATCATTAACAAAGGACTTCTTTGGTAAGTGTCCTCAAAATAAATGGTAAAACTTTACGTATGAATTTTAAAGAAATCGCTGAAAATTACAGTAAGCAAAAAAGAAGTATGATGACAAATGCTGTTGTCGCTAACAGAAACTACACAAAGAACTTTACTCACTATCACTCTGAATCGTTATCATTAATGTTTGCAGAATGGCATTTACTGTTTCCTCAAAACAAGCAAGATATTAATTGCACCTCTTGTAGAGCAGCAGTTTGTAAGTTCTGGGAAACTATGGTGGATGAATGGATTGAAACTGAACAAACACCTAAAAAGAAAAATGCCCCAAAAAAAAGAAAGACAAAATAAGGTAGATGTAGTTAAAGACTTTATTGATATTTCTGGTCTTGAATTAGAAAAGCGATTTGGTCAGTCACCAACCTGCAAGGATATGATACGACATCTTGTTGAGAGAGGTATAATAGAGCCAAAAAGATTAAGGAATTATATGATTATTGTGGACTTTGACAGAATGTTAGTTGGCAATGAGGGTAGCAGAACACACACTTGGATGGACTTGTCTATAAAATACAATATAAGTGAAAGTCAAGCACAAAACATAGTCTACAAAGAAAGAAAAAAATCTATTCCTGCTAATAACATCACCTATTAAAAGTTTTGTAAGAAAATTAGGTAAAATTAATTTATTTTACTTCTATTTTTGCGTCTATGAACGAAAAATGGTATAACATTCAAAACAAGGCAGATGAAACTGCCAATATTTATATCTTTGATGAAATAGGAACTTATGGTGTAACAGCCCAAGATTTTATTAGTGAAATTAAAGATTTAAAAGATAAGCCAATCAACTTACGAATTAATAGTTTAGGTGGGGATGTATTTGATGGTATGGCAATGTACAATGTAATCAAAAGGAGAGAGGCTAAAACTACAGTTTATATTGAGGGTATAGCAGCAAGTATTGCTACTATTATTGCTCTTGGTGCTGATGAGGTTATAATGGCAGAAAACTCTTTATTTATGATACATAACGCTTGGGGTGGAACAATGGGTGAGTCTAAAGATATGAGAAAAACTGCAGATACTCTTGATAAAATTACAAGTGAACTTACAGACATTTATAGAAAAAAGACAGGATTGTCTTATGATGCTCTTGCGGATATGATGAATGAAGAAACTTGGTTAAATGCTGATGAAGCATATAGATTAGGTTTTATTGATACTATATCTGATTCTATTAAAGTGGCTGCAAAGTATGATGTTTCTAAATTTAAGAACATCACACAGGAAGAAATACAGAATAAATTAAGTATTAATATAAATAACAAAAAAATGACTAACGAGTTAAAAGAATGGTTTAGCAATAAAGTTGAGGAGATTGTTACTGCTGTAAAAGGTGATGTAAAGGTTTCTGAAGAAGTTGCTGAGCAAACTGCGATAACTGTTAATCTAGGAGATAATGACGAAATCATGAATAAGATTTCTGAATTTGAAACTAATAACATAGAGTTATCAAACAAGATTTCTTTGTTAGAAGAAGAATTAGTTGCTTCAAAAGGAACTAACGAAACTTTAACAGTAGAGATCGAAGCGTTAAACGCTAAAATCAACAAAGCAGATGCTAGGGGTACGGAAATTGTAACTGAAGCAGACCCTGCAGTAGTTGAAAACAAGAAAGAAGATGTTAATGCAGGTTTTTACAATGCAATAGCAGAAAGAATGAGAAATAAATTTAATAATTAAAAAATAAAAAAAATGGCAAACGTAGCAAAAAAAGGAACTTTCGCAACTTACTCAGGGGCGAACCTTAACGAAATATTTTATGAGCCAGTATTTAGAAGTGATGATATTATGCGTAACTATAGAGTTATTCCTAATGTAAAAGAAAAAATGAATGTTTACACTTCTGCTGCTCTAACAAAAATAGTAGATGAATATACTGGTTGTGCCACAGCAAGTGGTTCAACTCAATTTGATATTGATGAGAAAACAATTACAGCAGGTAGAATGAGAGTTGCTCTTGAGCAATGTACTGATGAGTTTTTTGGAACTTACATTGAAGAAATGTACCGTTCTGGTGTAGATGTAATGAATGTAGAGGGAACTCAATTATCAGATGCGATTGTAAATCGTGCTGTAAAAGGTATCGGACAAGATGTAGTAAGATTAGCATGGGGTGGAGATGATTCTACTGCAAACTATAAAGGAGTAACTGGTTGGATGAAGTTAATGGGTGATACTACCGCTGTTAACAATGCAAAAAGCACTCTTACTGTAGTTGACCCTGCAGCACCAACAGCAGCAGAGTCTATTAATTTAATAAGAAAGGCTTATGATGCAGCACCAGCAGCACTTCAACAAGTTCCTGCAGGTGATAAGAAAATCTTTGTAACTCCTAAAATGTTTAACGCTTATTTAGCAAACTTAGAGGGTTCTTCTGCTGACTTAGCAATCGTTAATACTCAGGATGGTTTAAGAACAGTATCTTTTAGAGGTGTTGAATTAGTACCTATGTATGAGTGGGATACTATTTTAGCAGACCTAAACCCAACAATCATGAAGTCTGGTACTCATGAGGGTACAGAAGGTTTATGTTACTGTGCAGTTGAGAACTTAATTATAGGTTCTGACGTAACAGACCCACAAGGTTCTTTCAAAGTATTTTATGATGACTTAGAAGAAAAAATGTTCTTCAGAGGTTACTTCAAGTTAGGTGTACAATTCTTGTATGCTTCACTTGTTCAATGGGGAATGTTGAAGTAAAAATAATGTAATGACAGAGGGGAGGCTAGTCCTCCTCTCTTATTTACTTTTTAATAATTTATAAAATAATAACAAAATGGCAATAGATACAGGTTTAGGTGTAGTTTGTGCTGATTTACAAGCAACTGGTGGTATTTCTCAAATACTACTAAGGTCTTGGTTGACTGCTGACGTAATTACTTACGGAGCAGCAGGTGTACATACTATTACAAATATACAGTCAGGTGGTGATTCCGCTTGGTTTGTTTATGAATTTAAAAATGAAACTCCAATATTAAATATAAACGCAACTAAAGAGAATGGCTCAACTGCTTTTGAGTGTGGGTTATCTTTCACGGTTCCAAATATAGATCTAGCGAAATTTAATGAGTTTCAAAACATGCTAAGTGAGTGTATGATGGGGTTAGTATTAGATACTAATGGTAATTGGTTTGTTCTAGGTGTAAGTGCATTATATGCAAATGAAAATGTGGCTGCAAAAAGTCAAACTTTTTTGAATCTTTCTACTATGGAAGGTGGTACAGGGGCTGCTTATTCTGATCAAAATGGTCTGACTGTTAATTTAATGGCAAGACAGTTTGAATTACCTAGAGAATATGCTGGTACTGTTACTGTTAATACTGCGGCATTAACTGCAACTGCAGGGGCATAATATTTAAAGATATAGAAATAGGTTGGACTTTGTTCGTAAAAAAGTTTAACAACATTTCCCTATTAATATCTTTTTTATAATATGTGTGATTGTGGAAAAAAAGTAGTAGATTTATCACACTTAAAAATATATACAGTTATGGCAGAATACAGAGCAACAGTATCATCAGGTACTTGTTATAAGAATGGTTTTAAAATTAAATGGGCTACAGCAACTCAAGAAGAATTAGCCTATGCTTATGAAGATTTAGGTATGACTTCATTAGTAGAAAAATTATCAACTACAAAAACAAAAGATGAGCCAAAGAAAGCAACCAAAAAGAAAAAGTCAGGTAAAGAATCTTCAGACTCAAAAGAGTAGTACATTTGAATTTGGAGTTTTTAATTTAGCAATTCCTGAACATATTGAAGAACCTCAAGACTTATCAAAGGTAAGAACTAAGTTTATTCCTTTTGGAACTAATAACTTATTTCCTCAGTATTTAGCAGAATTAAAGCGTAAATCTTCCACTCACAGAAGTGTATTAGCACAAAAGACTATTTTTACAAGTGGTGCTAAATTTGTTACGAATAATGATGATGTTAAAGAATACATTAAAGATGTAAATGCTGACGGAGAGTCTTTAAGAGAGGTTTTTAAGAAATTAGCAGATGATTATTACACTTTTGGAAACGCATATTTAGAAGGTGTTTTATATGATGGTGGGTTAAACCTTTACCATATAGATGCAACTACTGTTAGAGCATCTAAAAATAAAAAAGAGGTGTATATACACCCAGACTGGGCTAAGTATAATACTATGAAAGACAAATTGTCTATCATTCCTCTTTATCCAAATGTAAAAAGAAATAGATTTGTTCTTCAATTTAAAGATTACGAGCCTACATTCCAATTCTATGGTTTACCAGATTATGTTGCTGCACTAGAGCATATTGCAGTTGATTATGAAATTGGTAAATGGAATCACACTAAATTCAAGAATGGGTTTCAGCCTTCAGCAATCGTTGAGATTAATGGAGATATGGGTGAAGAAGAAGCAAAGAAATTAGTAAGAGAGGCACAAAAGAAGTTTGTTGGGGATGGTAATAATGGTAAAATTATGTTTATCGTTAAGAATGGAGATACTTCAAGTGCTAATGTTCAAATTATCAAAGACGACCAAGAAGGTAGTTGGATAGATTTACAACGAATTACAGACCAAAATATTGTAACTGCTCATAGATGGCAGCCATCATTAAGTGGTTTAGTTAGTTCTGGTAAAATGAACAATACAGGTAGTGAGATTAGAATTGCTTATGATTTAGCAATGACTACTGTAATTAAAGACACTTCTGATTTATTATTAAATGGAATCAGAGTAGTTTTATATAAAGAGTTAGGATTCTTGCCTGAAGAATTAGTTATTCATTATGAGCCACCAATTAGTTTTGCGACTCAAATTGATCCTAAACAAGTTCTTACTATAAACGAACAAAGAAGAATGTTAGACGAGGATTTACCAATGTTGGAAGAAGGTAATATGTTCTTGACAGATAGAGAGCAAATCATTGTAACAAGAGATGATGATGCAGATGGAGTTGGTGATGATGAGGCAGGTGACTTACAAGTAACTGAAATAGAAAAAGAATAACTATGGCAAATGTAAACCAATATATCCCTTTAGTAACAGCAGAAGAAGTTATAAGTAATAGTTTTACTAATGCTAATACTGATACTGCTTTAATTTCTAATAGCACATTGCTACTTGCTGAATTGGCACATTTAAAATCAGCGATTGGTCAAAAGTTTTATGAGGAAATAAAAACTGAACACAATAATGGTACTTTAAGTGCTAAAAATCAAATTTTGATGGATGATTTTTTAACCAGATGTTTGTGTTGGTTTGTTAGATTTGAGGTTATTAATGAAGTTCAAAGCAATAGTAGTAGTGCAGGTATCGTTCATAATATTGATGAGTTTGCTACTATTATAGACCCTGCAGAGTTAAATGCTTATAAGCAAGATACTTATAGAAAGGCTGAGATATATTTACAAGATATGTTAGATTTTATGAATGATGACGATCAGTCTGGGGATTACCCAACTTATGAGTCTAATAAACCTTGTAATGGGGCTACATATAAAAATCATGGTATAATAATGTATGACAGTATTTATTCAAGACCTACTAGAAATTATGATAGTTGGAAGAATTACTGTCCTTGTGATGATTGTTAAAAAAAATATATAAATGGCTGCAAACGAACATAAAAATTTAAGTAGTATAAACAGACACAATCCAAAGGAATTTGAAACTGCTACAAATGATACTGTTTTAAGTAAAACTTTTGGTACATCAGCAACTGGTACTGACGGAAACTTACAATGGAAGGGTAAGGCTTTTATGGGTGTTACTAACTATAAAATGCAGGGCTTTACTACTGGTGCAACAAACTACTTCTATGGAGAAGATATAGCAGATACTAAATCTCCTTTTGAGATGGCTGTTGATTATGGTACAGGTACTGTTTCTTCAGGAAGTTTAAGTCCGACTAATTTTTTTAGAATTGGTCAAGGGGTTGTAATACCTGAAACTGCTGCTGTTACGTCAATAAGTGGGTGGATGACGAGTAATGGCACAAATGTAGTTACCATTGCCTTAGTTAAAATAACACCAGTAGCAGATGCTTCTGCCGCAGTTGTTCCTGTTGTAATTGATGAAATTGCAGTAACAGGACTTAATAATAACAGTAAATTGGCTAGGTTTAATGAAACAACAATAACGACAGCAGCATTAGCAGCAGGGGATATTGTATTCCCAATGATAAAAGAAGCGAGTGGAGGTTCAACTATATATATTAATTTAACTATACAAACAACTACATTCTAATGACAACTAAAGAGGAGATAGTATCTATGAAAAAAGACATACAATCAATTAATGAAAAAATTGATAATCTTGATGGTAAATTAGATATGCTTACAGATAGATTATTAAACCCAGACAAGGGAGTTGCCGCTAGAGTAAACAGAAACACATCAATGAGAAAGGTTTTAGTTAAGGCAATGTGGGTAATATATACTATAACTCTAGGAGCATTAATAAAAATATTTACAGAATAAAAATAAAATAATAACAATTTAAAATAAAATAAAATGGGTACAGGTACAAGTTTTGATACAGACAATGCACTTCTAATGATGCAATTAGGAAAGGGTGGTGGTACTGAGGTTTTCACTACTGCAGCACAAACAGGAAAAGATTGGGTTTGCGTATATTTTCCAGTTACTTCTGTTGTTTCAAGTATTGCAGCAGATGGAGTTTCAGGTGAAACTGCTCTACAAACAACACTTCCTGCTGGAACGACATTGTTCATGAATATTACAGCCATTACACTCACGAGTGGAATTGGAATTGGATATAGAGATATATAAATAATATGTTAAGTTTAAAACAAGGTTTAAGTTTAAGTAGTATTAATCCTCTATGGAGTCCTTATGATGAAACTTCTTTAGAGGCTTGGTATAAATTCCAAACAGGCATTACTTTAAATGGTACTGATGTTTCTGCTTGGGCTGATAGTTCTAGCAATAGTCATGATATGGTTCAGGCTACTGCAACTGAGCAACCTGCTTATAGTGCTGCAACAGGCATTATAACTTTTGCTTCTGCAGATTCTAATAATCTTCAAACAACCAGTCAAATATCTTTATCTGGAGCATTTACTATTGCTATGAGAATTAATATGCTTGCAGCAGGTGGAGTTCCAATAGCAGACAATACTACTGTTGGGGAGTTTATTAAATACACTACAAGCAGTCAAATGAGAATTAAAATAGACAATAGTCAAGTAGATATAACTTTAGATAGTGGTACTTTTGGTGATGATTACTTGATTATAACTAGGAATGGTTCAAATCTAATAACACTTCATAAGAATGGGGTGGCACAGGCAGATACAGAAACCTTATCAGGAACAGCAGACATAGATGCCTTAGGAGTTAGAAGAACTGATACAAACCCCTTTAATGGAACTATGAAAGAAGTTGAAATATATAGTTCAAGCAGTACAGAATTAACATATAACATAAACGAAAGGTTATCATCCTTATAAAATAAAAAATAAAAAAATATGGCAACAACAGTAACCCCAGCAAACTTAACAGTAACAATAACAGAGAGTTATACTCTAAATGATGTAAGTTATGGGAACACCCTTAATAAAACATTTGCTTCTCAAGCAACAATCTTGCAAAGAGTAATGAACGTCAGCATATCTGATCCTACAATTATCAATTTTGGTACAGCAGAAAGTGCTGGTACAGTATTGAAATCAAAATACTCTTACTTTAGAATTACTAATTTAGATGACACTAACTTTGTTATGCTTACACTATACAATGGAGCAGATAGTTTCTTTTATAAATTAAACGCAGGAGATACTTTGCTTTTAATGTCTAATGAGATGGATGCTATTGATGCATCAAGAACTTTTGCTGCGTTTGCAGACATAACTGAAATATTAGCAGATGCAAATACTGCAGCATGTGATATTGAAATAATGGCTGTAACAACTGCTTCATAGTAATATGCCTTGTTACGAATGTGAAAGTGGTAAGTGGAGGTTTGGAGAAACTGGCAAGTGCGAGTATTCTACTAAATCAGATTGCGAAGAAGCAAATAAGGATTATTATGCTCAAGAAACTTATAATGATTACCCTCAAGCAGCAAGCAACAATGCTAAGAGGGCATTAAAATGGTTAGAAGAAAATGACAATCCTAATGACTGCCTAACTTCTGTAGGGTTTGCAAGAGCCAATCAACTCAAAAACAGAGAAAATTTGAGTAGAGATACTATCGCTAGGATGGCTTCTTTTAAAAGACACCAGCAGCATAAAGACGTTCCCTATGATGAAGGATGTGGGGGTATTGCTTGGGATTGCTGGGGAGGTGATGCAGGTATAAATTGGGCAATAAAAAAATTAGACGAAATAGATAAAAAAAATATGGCAAAAAAAAGAAAATATTATTCTGACGAAGAACACGATCATCACTTTCATTTTACACAAGAAATGATGGAAACATTACATCATGATGGTGAATTAGAAGTAAAAGTAGAAGAAGATGGACAGGAGATGTTAATTATGTTTACTTATGATGTGGAGCAAACAGAGGAATATAACCCAGAAGAAGAAGATATAAAAGATGAATTTGGTGAGTATTTTGATGAGATTATTAAAAATCTTAAGAAGTCAAGATAGGGTGAATCTAAAGTATTTCAAAAAAAGTGAGTTCACTTGCAAGTGTGGATGTGGTGAAACTGTTATTAGTGACGACTTGCTATATTCTTTAGATGAGGCTAGAGAATTTGCTAAAGTACCCTTTGTAATATCTAGTGCATATAGATGTGAGAATCATCCTGAAAGCAAGAAAAATCCAACATCATCACATATAAAAGGATTAGCAGTAGACATTAAATGTACTGACAGTAAAACTAGAGCAATTATTATGGATTCTTTAGGATATGTAGGGTTTAGAAGGTTTGGAATAGCCAAGTCTTTTATTCATGTGGATATAGATAACGAAAAATCAAATCCTGTGATTTGGTTGTATTAATTAATAATTAAAATAAATATATTATGGAAATGTTAAAAAAGATTTTTGATTCAAAAAAGTTCTGGTACACAATAGGTGCTATATTTGTTCCTGTTGCAGCAGTAAAATTAGGTCTTACTGAGAGTGAGATTGAGAAGGTTTATTACGCAATCTTGACGCTTATATTAGGTCAGGGAATAGCAGACATTAAGAAGTAATGCTTAAGAAATGGATAGGGGATGCGTTGCTAAGTGGTAGTGTAAAACCAATAACAGAATTACTTAAAGCAGTAAAAGAACTTTTTACAGATACTAAGGGTAAGTGGAGTAGTAAAAGAACCATTAGTGGAGTAATAGTTGTTGCTGCTAGTTTATATATTGAAAAAAATGGTATTGATACTAACGCATTAATATTGACTGGCTTAGGAGTTTTACCATTATGTTTTTCAGTATTTGAGAAAAACGAATGTAATTGCAAGAAAGATTGTACTGATAATTGCAAAAAATAATTATATTTGCAATCTACAAGGTAGGGTTGTGCCTATCTTTGTTTTCATGAGGTTTATAGTTTTCAAGAGTGGGATGTTCAAAAACATCTCACTTTTGATATTTACAGGTGTTTTTTTTTGTATAATTGCATAGTAACCAACACATAAGACTATGAAAAAGTATGGCAAAAGGCTTAGACTGTCCAAAGAAGAAGTTGAGATGGTTTATGAAAACAGAGCAGAAAGCACAACAAACATTAATGGTAACACAGCACTAGACATACATCTTTCAGAGAGGGGAATAAAGAAAGATGACGTTGTAAGTGTTAAGCATTGGCAATCCGCTAGTGGTGAATACAGATTCAGTATTGTAACCAAAGAAGATATAACTGCTAATGAAAATGATATGCTAGATAAGATTAGTGACTTCATTGAAAATCACTCTCCTTATTACCCTTCAGTAAAAAGAGAAAAAAAAGATAACAATCATTTATTAATAATAAATCCTGCAGACATACATATAGGTAAATATTCTAACGGAGTTGAAACTGGCGATGGGTATGACGTTGAAACTGCCTGTATGCGTGTTTTAGAGGGCTTGGAAGGGCTTATGTATAAGTCAGAGGGGTTTGATGTAGAGAGAGTCTTATTTTGCATAGGTAATGATGTTTTGCATATTGACAATGTATATAATCAAACAACAGCAGGTACTGGACAGGATGTTGATGGTAAGTGGTGGGAACATTTTGAGGTTGCATTGGCACTATATGTTAAGTGTGTGGAGATGTTGCGAGAGATAGCGCCTGTAGATGTAATACATTGTATGAGTAATCACGATTACCAAAGTGGGTTTCATTTAGCACACGCATTAAAGAGTTGGTTTAGGAACGATAGAGAAGTTTCTTTTGACATAGGAGTTGCACACAGAAAGTATTATAAGTATGGTAAGAATCTAATTGGATTAGAGCATGGAGATGGTGCTAAGATGGATAACTTACCTTTGTTGATGGCACAAGAAAGGCCAGAGATGTGGAGTGAAACCAAATACAGATATTGGTACTTACATCACTTACACCATAAAGTAAAACACAAATGGAGAGATGCAAAAGACTTTATAGGAGTTACTGTAGAGTATATGCGTAGTCCATCAGGAACTGATAGTTGGCACTCAAGAAAAGGATATACAGGAGTTCCTAAAGCGGTTGAAGGATTTTTGCACGAAAAAACAAGTGGCCAAGTGGCTCGTTTAGTGCATTATTTCTAAAAAAACACACAATTTTCATACATTTTATACCTAGTAGGCAAACATTTTTCAAAAAATTGTTAAAAACATTTGCTGGTTAATTCCAATTTTATATCTTTGCCTCAATTAATAACTAAAACTATACACAATGGAAACACTAATAGCAGTACCTACAATCATAATACTTATGATAATATACATTATTCAACAAGACAAATTAGAAGTCAATCAATAATATAGGTTGTGAGAGAGGTTAGTAATTTAATTAATAACTCAGCAGTTATACTTGTGTGTAATTACAGTTCCTCTTTCACTTCCTTTTTAACTAACTAAAACTATATAAAATGGAAAAATTAGAAACAGCAATACCAAAAAACAGTATTAATACTCCTTTAGATAGGACAGAAGAAATTGAGTATTTTAAAAAAGAAAATGTGCGAGTAAGAGAAAATAACTTGAAATTAAAACTTCAACTTATTGAATCAAGAAAAAAACTTAAAACAATTTTAGAAATAATAAATAAAGAACCAAATGGGCAAAATGAAACAAATGTATGAACAGCAAATAAATAATAATCAATTAAACAATAACAAAATGTCAAAAAAAACAATGCAGGAAAAATTAAAAAAGCAACCTGAACCAATCGTAGAAACAAGAAAAGAGGCTTTAAGAAGGCTTTACAAAGAGAATGGCTTAACAGAAGAAGATATATACAAAGACAAGCGAGGCTTTGTAATTATCACAAGAACTGGTATAGATAAGATTGTGTCAAAAAATAACATTACAGTTGCTTATGAAGTAATTAATATGGATATAGAAAAATGTATTTGCGTATTAAGAGCAGCAGCAACCATGAAAGTAGGTAATGATGTTAGAAATGCTATGAGTTTTGGTGAGGCTTCTGATGTTAATTTAATGGGAGGTGGTAAAAAGTTTCCTGTTGCTATGGCAGAAAAGAGAGCAATGTCAAGAGTTGTATTAAAGATTGCTGGATTCTATGAGCAAGGAGTGTTTGGTCAAGATGAGATTGTTGATTAGTGAATGAAGATTGGTTAGATAATTTGCTTGATGGTGAGCCTAGTGGTATTACGAATACCCAATGGCTTATCATTGAGTCTAAAATTCAATACACAACATTAACCTCTACAACTAAAGAGGACATTCTAAAAAGAATAAACGATCTAACAGAATTAGAAGCAGAAGAAATAATAACTATTATAAATGAAAACAAATATGAAACAGACCCAAAAAAACAATGGGAAAAAATGTTCAAAGACGGAGTATTTGGTCATAGAGATTTATAGTCACTTTAAAAAACCGCACTCTTATGTTTTATGGCATAAAGATGATGTTTTAGGAGAGGCCAATGAAGATAACATTATACAAATTCTAAAAAAAGATGAACTAATAGATTTTTATTTTGCAGGTAAAACTAAGTTTAAAATTGATAAATGGAAAATAGAAAAATATATAACAACGTCATCTTAGAATGTAAACAGCAACAAGAGTTTAAAAAAAGATACAAGCAGAACTTTATTGAGTTTGACGATTACTTTAAGTATAGCGGAAAAGTAGAAAAGCCTAATGATAATTATCTTATTTATGAAAAAAAAATAAATAAGTTTGATAAATTTCATAATAACAATAGACATATATTAAATAGAAAATTAGAAAAATATGAAAAAATTATTAGTGAAGAACGATCAAGAGAGTATAATAAATACAAAAAAATAATTAATAATGACTAATAAATATACCTTAGTACAGATTAGAGAATCAAGAAACGAATTTGAGGCTTTGCTAAGAATATATGGCATATCTAATTTAAAACTCTGCAAGATACTTGGGGTTAATTACGCAACAAGCAGGAAGTTTATAGAGAATCCACCATCACTTAGATTTAGTCACGCTAAAGTGTTGGCAGATTTTATTGGATTAAAAACACAAGACATAGTTGATACAATAGTGTACGACTTAAATTAAAATTATAAAAAATGAAAAGAAGAAGATTAAAATTTAGTGATTATTATCACAACGTAATTACAGAAGAACTGGCAAAGATATATGACATAGATAAAGATAGAATGTTTTTAGGAAGCAGAAAGAAAAATATTATATTTGCTAAAAGAATGTATATATATATACTAAGAGAGATGTTTGGTTTGACTCTTAGCGAGATAGGAGTAGTTACAAATTTACATCATGCATCTATACTTCACCATACAAGAAAGTTTAAGTTTTTTTACAATAACTATCAACACGATACTGATACTTTTAAAAGAATAGAAAATAGAATTATTGAGGTTGAAGTGGATGAGGAGATATTAGGACTTGAAACACAATTAAATAAAATTAAGGAATCATTAACTAAATTATATAAAATTAAAAAACAAAAAAATGACAGACAAAAAAGAGAAAGTTTACTTACCGAGTAGTATTAAAAACATTAATACGAAGTATGGTACAATGATGGTTGCTAACTTTAAAATGGATGAACTACAAGCAAACTCAAAGAATGGCTGGGTTTCTATGGTTATTGCAGAAAGGAGAGAGCCATCTGAAAAGGGTGCAACTCATTATTCTTATGTAAATGATTACGAGCCGCCAAAAGATTCTAAGCCTGCTGCTAAAAAATCAACAGCAAAAGTAGATGATGATTTACCATTCTAATGATTAAATGGAAAAAAACAACTTATCCTAGCACTTTCATCAAATTATCTGATGAACTTGCTAAGGTAAGAAGTATGCTATCTGCTAAAATTTACAACAAAAACACAGAGAAATATAGGGGTAAACAAGAACACTCAATACAACAGTTAGGAATATTTGCAGAACTTATTGCAAGACACTTAATGGAAAACAATAATGGTGTTAAATACAAGGCAGCACCATTGCTTGAAGAACGACCAGTAGTTAGTGCTGATCTAATTATGCAAGGTGTTGGTGAATTGTATTATATTGACGTTAAGGGAGTAAAAACTGCAGGGAATGTCCTTAGGGTTAATTTTAAAGCCCACAACAACCCTAACAAGAAGGTTACGTACTATTTGTTCATACAGCCATTGAACGCTTTATATGCAAGATTTTGTTGGGTGCCTCACGAAGATGTAAGTAAGTGGCCTATTGTTATGTCAACCTATACAGAGTGCTATGAATTAGAAATACCAAAACACAACTAAAACTATAAACAATGAAACAGCAACCAAACTACTATGCTATAATAAGTGCAGAGGTTAGGTATGATAAAAACCTAACTGCTAATGCTAAGTTATTATATGCTGAAATTACCGCACTACTAAATATGAATGGTGAGTGCTTTGCAACTAACAAATACTTTTCTAATCTTTATGGAAAGAGTGTTGTTACTATTTCTAAATGGATAAGCGAATTAATCTCAAATGGCTATGTATCATCTATTTACACCTACAAAGGGGGTACTAAAGAAATTGATAGGAGGTATTTAAGTATTCTTAAAGGGGGTATTAAAGAAAACGATAGGGAGGGTATTAAAGAAAAGTTTAAGGATAATAATACAAGTATTAATATTAATCTTACAGATAGTAATAATAAAGGGCGTTTTAATAAACCAACTATTAATGAAATTGCTAATTACTGTATTGAAAGAAAAAATAATATAGATGCAGAAACCTTTTATGATTTTTATGAAAGTAAAGATTGGAAAATTGGTAAGAACAAAATGAAGGCATGGAAAGCCTGTGTTCGCACTTGGGAGAAAAGACAAACTAAAAACAATAATTCAGGTATAAGTAAAATACACATGCACCTACAAAAAAATGTTAATGTAAAAGAAAGACTAAAAAAACAATTTAAAAAATGAAACAGATAAAAAAAATGACAAAAGAAGATTTGCTTATGAGTTCTGTAGATTTAATAAGTAAAACATATATAGAGTTAGGTCAAAACAATATTGAGGAAGATACAATAATGATAATGTCACAAAGTTTAGCAGAAGATTTGTATAAGACTTACAAAAATTTTTATTTTGAAGATGCTCAAAATGCTTTTAATCTTGGTGTGAGAAGCCCAATTAATGGAGATTTTATTCATCTTACTGTGCCTACATATATGAAATGGCTAAGGAAACACAAAGATTTAATATGGGATGCAAGAGCAAAAGTTGATAGGGGTGATGATCCTAAGTCTGTTCCTCATTACAGACCAGAGCCAAAACTTTTAACATAGTTATATAAAATTGAAATATTTTTATATATTTGTAAAATGAAAACATTATTAATAATATGGGGAGTAATAATAATTGCGTGCTTAATTGAGGCTTATTGCTGTACTAAATTTATGGATGAGTAGCAATGAAAAAAACTAAATTAAACAGTAAAAACCCCAAATACTGGTCTAAAGACCTAATAAAAGAACCTAAAATAAAGAAAAAGATATTAGCCTGTCAACCAAAAGGTGTTAAGGTTTATGCTGTATGGTACGAACAAGAAAATTAAATTAAATGGAAAGTAGTAAAATATTTTTACTTATAGAATTGTTATTTTTTATTGCAATTTTTTTTATAATTGTACTTAGTTACGTTGAAGGTAGAATAAAAAAGAAGCAAAACGCAGAGTTAGAAAGAAACATGAATAAACACGTAACAAGAACTGGTGGGTTAGAAAACGATAGATTAAATGAAAGACCATAAGCACAATAAGTATTACTACGAAAAAGGGAGGAATGGCTGGACACCAACAACCACTTGGGAGGAAGAAAAAGAATTATCAAAAATAAATCCTAAAATGCTTTTAACAAAAGAAGAACTTAAAATAGATTATAGTAAAGATAAAACACCAAACTATTATATAGGTAGAGTTTATGGCTATGAAGCAAGGAAGGTTGTTGAGGATTTTGATTTATCTTACAATGTTGGAACTGCTGTTACTTATCTTCTTAGAGCAAAGCGTAAGCACTCTACAAGTATTGATTGCATACAAAAAGCAATTAATCATTTAGAGTTTGAGTTAGATAAAATTAAAAATGAAAAAACCAATCTTTAGAGTATTTGTATCTTACCAGATAAAGAACAGAAAAACTGTAACCAGGAAAGCAGTTACAGGAACTTTAGATACGTTTGTTCTTACCTCTAATATAAAAGAGATTGAATCAGATCAAGAATTAAT